GCTGCAGGAGATAACGATTTAGACTTTTTACAATTAAAAGGTGAAGGGTTTAAATTAAGCACAAGTAAGAAAGCATACTTTTCTGCTAGATTCAAAGTAAATGATGTAGATCAGTCTGACTTTGTTATGGGTCTTGGTATAACAGACACAACACCTCTTGATACAACAGACGGTGTTTTCTTTATTTCTGCAGACGGTGACGCAGGTTTAGATTTCTTAGTTGAGAAAGATAATACTGCTACTACTACAGAAGATGTAGCAACTATGGCAGATGATACTTTCATCACAACAACATGGTTTATTGATCCAGATGCTTCAAAAGTATTTTATTCAATTAATAATGCTGCTCCAGTTGGTGTTGCAATCACAAACTTACCAGATGATGAGGAACTAACCGTGTCATTTGGTATTCAAAATGGTGAGGCTTCAGCACAAACTATGACTATTGACTACGTTGTAGCAGCAGTAGAAAGATAGGAGTAAACAATGGCAGATACAGTAACTTCACAAACTATTCAAGATGGTGAAAGAGTTGCTATCTTAAAGTTTACTAATGAGTCTGACGGTACAGGTGAGTCATCTGTTAAAAAAGTTGATGTTTCAGCTTTAACCACTAACAGCAAGGGCGAAACTTGTACTGGCGTTTCTATAGCACGTATTTACTGGGCAACCAGAGGTATGGGTGTAGATATTGAGTTTGACGCTTCAACTAACGTTTTAGCAATACCTTTACCAGCAGATAGCACAGGTGATGAGTATTATGACGATAGATTTAGCGGTATACCTAATAACGCAGGGTCAGGCGTAACTGGTGATATAGACTTTACAACAGTCGGCCACTCAAGTGGTGATGCTTATTCAATTATTCTTGTTTTAAATAAGAATTATTAATGAATGGCAGAGTACAAAGGCAAAACCGTAACTCTTAATAGACCAAGGGCTATCCCAAAAGGTAGCCCTGGTTATGGCAAAAAACGGAAAGAGGTTTTTGTTAGAGGTTGTAGTAGTGAAAAATCAAGGGTAAAACGTATTACTTTTGGTGATGCCAAACTTGGTATGCACAAAAATAATCCAAAACGTAAAAAATCTTATTGTGCTAGAAGTAAAGGAATGGGCGGCACTACAGATAGGTGTAGTGCTAACTATTGGGCTAGGCGTGATTGGGATTGTTAAATGGCAAAAAAACGCGATCCCAAAGTTGGAACAGGCAAAAAACCAAAAGGTAGCGATAGAAGGTTATATACAGACGAAAACCCAAAGGATACCGTATCAATCAAATATGCCACAATTCAAGATGCTAAAGATACTGTAAAAAAGGTTATAAAAACAAAAAAACCTTTTGCAAGACTAATTCGTATATTAACAGTTGGTGAGCAACGATCGAAATATGGCGGCAAGCCAAGACAAGCAGAAATATTCAGAAGAGGTAAAGATGCTATTAGAAGAAAACATGGTAGAATAAAATAATGGCTAAAGAAAAATTAAAAAAAGTTATTAAGGGTTTAAAAAAAGCAAGTAAATTACACGCATCTCAAGCTAAAACATTACAGTCCATAAAAATGAAAAAAGGTGGTGCAGCTAAAAGCAAAGGTAAAATATGCCCAGAGGGTAAAGCTTGGGCAAAAAGAACTTTTGATGTTTATCCTTCTGCGTACGCAAATTTAGCTGCTTCTAAATACTGTAAAGATCCTAATTATGCAAAAAAAGCAAAAGGCGGTAAAAGAAAAGGTAAAAGATTTGGTGGTCCTATCAGAGGACAAGGTATTATTATGTCGGATAGGCTTAGATGAGCAAAGGTCAATTACAAAGCTGGTTAGATCAAGACTGGGTACGATTAGGAGCAGATGGTTCTATAAAAGGCTCATGTGGTGGTAGAAAAGAAGCTGAAGGTAAGCCAAAATGTATTCCTAGAAGTAAAGCAAATAGTTTAAGCAAATCACAAAGAGCTAAGTTAGTAGCAAGAAAAAGGAAAAAAGATCCAAACCCAAATAGAAAAGGTAAACCTATAATGGTTTCTAATAAATTAAAATCAGGAGGCAAAGTGAAAAAACGTGGCCAAGGAATTGTTATGAGTAATAGGTTGAGGTAACATTAAAATATGAAAAAAATAAAGAAAAAATTAAAAAAAATACCAGCAGGAAACAAAGGATTGCCTAAATTATCAGTAGAAGTTCGTAATAGAATGGGATATTTTGTTAATGGCGGAAAAGCAGAAAAAAAGAAAGATGGCAAAATAGCTAGAGGTTGTGGTAAAGTTATGTCTGGTAGGCGTAAATATACAACTCAAAGATAGGAGATAAATATGCCAAAGAAAAAATCAACAGTTGATCCAAAATTGCAAGCAAGATTAGATGCTAAAGTAAGACCAGATAAGCCAGTTAAAGATGAGCGTATTCTTTATAATATGCCAAAGAAAAAGGCACCTGCTAAAAAAACCACAAAAAAATCTACTAAGAAGTAAGGAGAACTATTATGCCAGGTCAAAACTCTAAAAACGGAAGCATGATGAAAATGTCTAAAGGAAGTTCTGTTAGAAAAATGTCTAAGGGAAGCTCCGTTAGAAAAATGTCTAAAGGTAGCTCTGTTAGAAAGATGTCAAAAGGTAGTGCAGTATTAAAAAAATCCAAAGGATCATCTGTACTTAAAAAATCTAAAGGTTCATCTGTAATTAAAAAGTCTAAGGGTGGATCAGTCATGATGGCAGGCAACGCTAATAGAAGAAGAAATCGTTTGAGATAGTGCCTTATTTGATTAGTAATATCCCACACTTTAAGTGTTGGGTTAGGAGAGAGTTTACACATAATCATGAGCAATATCAGGGCGAATATTTACATGCCTTAGCTATTGCAGTAAACACGATTCCAGATAGATCGTTAAGTTTTCAAGTTGTATTTACTGGAGAAGAGTCTAATTGTGATGATTGGGACGAGGGTAACATACACGGTGGTGCTATGTGGGCTAGGATGCCCATACAAGCTCTTGTAGCTGATATACCTATGGAAGATTACCCTAAGCCTATGGAAGATCATTTAGCACAACCTTGGGATTGTGAAGCAAGAGATCATAGTGTTGTTACTATGGATAG